AAAACATTGATAAAAGGTTTACAAAGACAAATATACAAGGAGAATACAAATATTCCTGATAAGGAAGATGGGTTCGATCATATGAATGATGCACTTGGTTATATGATTGACTATTTAAAACCATTAACTACTCAGGCCAATTTTTCTTCTCCTACAAGATGGACAATGAAATAATTTATGGCATATAATCGTAATCAAGCATTAGACACCCACAAGGACTATCAAGAAACAATTAATAATTGGGAGTATTACATTAGATCATACAATGGTGGCTACGATTACATGATAGGCCAATACCTAAACAGATATAATTTAGAATTAGATAACGAGTTTAATCAAAGACTTGCTAACACTCCTTGTGATAATCATTGTAAAAACATCATTCAAATTTATTCATCATTTTTATTTCGTGTAAGACCAAGTAGAGATTTTGGTTCTATGCAAGATGAACCTAGTTTAGAATCATTCTTAAAAGACGCTGATCTTGAGGGTAACAATTTAAACTCAGTAATCAAACAAGCACAAAACTATTCATCAATTTATGGTCATTGTTTTATGGTTTTAGATAAACCAAGTGTAACAACAAACACAAGAGCAGAAGAATTAGATCAAGAAATAAGACCATATCTTTCAATCGTTACTCCAGAAAATGTTTTAGATTGGAATTTCAAAAGAGAATTAAATGGTAAGTACACATTAGACTATTTAAAGATTAGAGAAGAAGTAGATAAAGATGGCGGTACTTATATGCGAATGTGGTATTTAGATAGAGTCGATACTGTTTATTTAAGTGATGATAGATCAGAACCAACTTTAATAGATACTGTACCTAATATGATTGGCAAAATACCAGCAGTTATTTTGTACAATTCTAAATCGCACAAACGAGGAATTGGCCAATCAGATTTAACTGATATTGCTGATCTACAAAAAGCTATCTACAATGAACTATCAGAGATGGAACAATTAATCAGATTAACTAACCACCCATCATTAGTAAAAACTCCAAGTGTAAATGCAAGTGCTGGTGCTGGTGCAGTAATTGAAATGCCTGACGAATTAGAACCAAACTTAAAACCATATTTATTACAGCCATCTGGTCAAAACCTAACTGCAATTATGGACTCAATAAATAACAAAGTAGATTCTATAAATAGAATTGCACATACAGGAGCAGTAAGAACACAGAAAACAGGAATTACATCTGGTGTTGCACTGCAAACAGAATTTGAATTACTTAATGCTAGACTATCAGAGAAAGCTGACAATCTACAAATAGCTGAAGAACAACTATTTAGATTATATGCACTATTCCAAAATACTACATTTGATGGCGAGATTAATTATCCTGATTCATTTAACATTAGAGATTATGCGGCTGATCTAGTTTATTACCAACAAGCAAAATCATTAAACATTGGTTCTCCAACATTTAGTAAAGAAGTTGATAAAGAAATTGCTAGAGCAGTTGTTGATGATGATACTAAGCTAAATGAAATATTTGATGAGATAGACCAACAATCAGAAGTAGGTCAATTCACTCAAGACGAACCAGCACAAGAAGATCAAGAAGTAGAGCAAGAACAGATATAATGAATGTCCGATATAGTCAAAGACGCAACCTTTTATAGAATCAAGCAAATAGAACTTGCAGAGGCAGAATATTACAAATCACTTATAGCATCATTAGATAGAATAGAACGAGAAGTTATAGCATCTGCATCTAAGCTACCTTTGACAGATGGTAAGCTAGTAGAACTTCAAGCGGCTATTGCAATCAGGCCACAAATCAAATCTATCCTTGAGAAAGAATATTTAGCTTGGTCAGATACAGTTGTTAGAGATGGTTTTAACAAACAAGCAAAGAGAATAGAAAAAGCATTTAAAAGAATTGGTAATATTCCTGTAGAGTTTCAAGAACTTACAAAAGGCGATCTAGCATTAATACAAAATTTAAAGCAACAATACTTTACACAATTCAAAGATGTATCAAATACATTTACTAGAAGATTGTCAGAGAAAGTTTATCAGAACACATTAGTAGGAAGTGATTTTGCAGTATTAGAAAAAGAACTTAGACAAACAATAAATGGCATCTATGCTAGTTCAGATGACCCAGAAATTCAACGATTAGTTAATTTTGTAAATGAGAATAAATTTAAGAAATCACAACAATCAGCAGTTGATAGAGCAGTACAAACACTTCAAACTAAATTTGCTAGAGATCGTGCTGGAGAGAATATGAAACGATATGCTGGTCAAATACTTAATGATTCTTTGCGTGATTTTGATGCAACACTTAATTTCAATAAGTCTCAAGATGCTGGTTTAACATTTGTAAAATACTATGGAGATGTAATACCTACAACAAGAGAGATTTGCAGAAACGTAATAAATGGTGTAATAAAACCTAAACGAAAAGATGGACTTTTCACAGTTGATGAAGTCAGAAAAATATGGACATCTAGAAGTTGGTCAGGCAAAAAAGCTGGCGACCCTTTGGTTGTTCGTGGTGGTTATAACTGTCGTCATCAATGGTCTTACGTCAATCCTGATTGGTATGACGAACAAGGCGAACTAATAATATAGGAGAAAACAATGTCAGAAGAACAAACAAATGTTGCTCAAGAAACAGCAACAGAAAATCAAACGCAAGAAACAAACACAGAAGTAAAAGTAGAAACACCAAAACAAAATACTTTTACTCAAGAACAATTAGACAACATAATCAAATCAAGACTTGAAGCAGAAAAAAATAAATATGAAAAGAAACTTCAAGAAGAAGAAAATCAGAAAGCTGAAATTCTAAAACAAAAACAATTAGAAGAAGCTAAAACAAAAGCTGATCTTGAAAAGATTATGCAAGAAAGACTACAAGAAAAAGATCAAGAAGTATCGAAATATAAAACTCAAATTAAAAAAGAAAAAGTAGATAATTCAATACTTTCTATTGCATCTAAAAATAATGCAATTAATCCTAGTCAAGTTGTTGCTTTGTTAAAAGATGAAGTTAAGTACACAGATGATGGTCGTATAGAAGTAGTTGATAATCATTCTAATGTACGATATAACGCTAAAGGAGAACTTTTTACTTTAGAAGATAGAGTTAATGAGTTTTTAGATAGCAACCCACATTTCCGAAAAGGGTCTTTGTCTGGTTCAGGAAGCCAGAGTGCTGTTGGTGGTAAAACTGTAAAACCCTTGAATATTCAGGACTTGGATTTATCGAAACCAGAAGATCGTAAAACTTATGCAGAATATCGTAAGAAACGAGATTCAGGTGCGATAGAAATAAACTTAACAAAATAACTTAATAGGTAAATAAAATGGCAAACGAAAGTACAAGTTCTACGCTATCGGAACTATACACAGAGATAGTAGCAGAGGCTCAATTCGTTGCTCAAGAACAATCTATCATGCGTAATCTAGTAAGAAATTATGCGATTACAGGCGGTGGAAAAGCAGTTGAAGTTCCGATTTATGCGGCAGTTTCAGCGGCGGCTGTTAATGAAGCAACTGATTTGTCTAATACTGCAATCAACCCAACTTCTGTAACTATTACAGCATCAGAAGTAGGTGTAATGACAACTCTAACTGATTTAGCAAGAAACTCAGCACCAAGAAATGTTGCGGCTGACATTGGTAGATTATTTGGAGAAGCTGTAGCTAAGAAACAAGATGCAGATTTAACTGCATTATTTGATGGTTTCTCAGTAGCAGTTGGAGATGGTTCAGCGGCATTAACTGCGGCTGGTGTTTTCAATGCGGCTTCAACACTTAGAGCAGAAGCATTAAACCTTAACGATTGTGCAGTAGTGTTACACCCTAAAATTGCTTTTGATTTAAAAGCAAATTTAACTAACACATTTGCAAATCCTAACAGCGGCGACTTACAAAACGAAGCTATGAGATCAGGTTTCGTTGGAAGTCTTGCTGGTTTAAGAATATTTGAAACTTCAAATATCTCTAACACAGGAAATGCTGGAGACTACAAAGGTGGTGCGTTCCACAGAGATGCGATTGCTTTAGCAGAAATGCAAGGTCTAAAAATCGAAACTCAAAGAGATGCGTCTCTAAGAGCAGATGAGATTGTGGCAACTTCAGTATATGGCGTAGGAGAAATCCACGATTCATATGGTGTAGAAATCCACATGGATTCATCAATTCAATAATAATTGAATACTTTGTGAGGGTGGGAAACTGCCCTCGCATTTAATCAAAGGAGAATAGATGATAAAGATAAAACAAGAAAAACCAGAAATAGTTACTTTAGTAAAAGGTAATAAAAAAATTCAAAGACCATACAACGACTACAAAGCAAATAAAAGAATGTGGGAAATAAGAGGTTTTAAACCAGAACAAGATGTTGTAAAAGAAGATAAAGTTATAGAACTAAAACCAAAAAAACGTAAAACAAGAAAGAAAAAAGATGAACGAATGGATTTGGAGACAGATTAGAAAAAAAAGCAAATGGGTTTGGATTAAAGCTAAAAACAACCCAATGTATTCTATTCCTTTAGTTTTAATTATTGCATATCTTATTTGGAGTAATTAATGGCTAATTATACAGGGGCAGATGTAATAACAACGTCAGATGTTTTGAAATATCAACCTGATGCTTTTGATTTTGGTATCTCAACAACAGCTACAGAGACAGCTAATTTTCTAGCACAAACTACTAATGATATTTTTAGAGCATTAAGAGTAGAGTGGTGGCCTGTATATAAAACAAACATATTTACAGATATAACAGTTCTGAATACTGCTGAAATGGTTAATACAAAAGTTAATTTAGATCAGTTTGAACGTGCTGGTGTTTATTTATTTCTTGGAAGATTCTATTTACCAGCATTGACTAAATTTAGACCAGAAACAGAAAAAGATAGATTTGAAAGAATGCAAGAATATTACATGAGCCAATACAATATCGAATGGAGAATGATATTAGAAGATGGTGTAGAATATGATGTAGATTCTTCTGGAACTATTGTAGCAAACGAGAGAGAACCTTTACATGGATTTAGAAGATTGACTAGATAATGGCATTAGACTTAAAAATTAAGACTAATTCAAAAGCAGTTCAAAAAAGATATTCAAGAATACAAAAAAAATTTAAAAGCATATTTGAAAAAGGTTTATTACAAGCTGGATTTCAATTATTAGATATTATCAGAACTAAAACAGCAAAAGGTATTGATTTTAGAAGTAGGCCATTTGCACCCTATTCAGAGGGTTATTTAAAAAAATTACAAAGAGAGGGTAGAGCAACAAAAGTAGATTTATTTTATTCTGGTAGAATGTTAGGTGCATTAACTCCATCTAGTAGAACTATAAGAAAAACAGGCACAAATAAAGTTAGTGTTAATTTTAGTAATTCACAAATGAGACAAAGAGCATTTTTTAATCAAGTATTAGGTAAAACAAAGCGTGAATTTTTTGGATTTAATGATAGAACAGAAAAGATAATTGCAAAACAATTTAATAGATTTGTTGCAAAAGAATTTAGGAAAGCAAAATTATGAGTGTAAGAGAAAACATAGCAAGTAATTTATTATCAACTATATCAAGTATATCTAGTCCAATAACTATTAGAAAAGCTACCAGACAACCTTTTTTGCTAGACGAATTATCAGAGCAACAATATCCAGCAGTAATAGTGCAAACATCAGAAGAAAACAGAGATGATAGCGAACTTGGTAGTGGTGCTAAAACAAGGCATGGAACTATAGATTTTGTAATACTTGGTTTTGTAAAAGGTGCAGAAGCCAATATAGATACTAAAAGAAATCAATTAATTACTGCTATTGAAACTTCATTAGAAACTGATATTACTCGAAGTGGAAACGCTTTAGATACAGAGGTCGTTCAAGTAGAAACTGACGAGGGTTCATTATTTCCTGTAGGTGGAATAAGAATGACTATTAGATGTATGTATGAGTATCAAGCTGGAACACCATAGGAGATAAAATGAAAACAAATAAATTATTAGAAAAGATAGCAAAAAAAATAGATCAAATAGAAAAGATGCACGATAAAGAATCTATGCTTTGTGAAGAAGTAAAAGATTTAATTGAAGAAATTAGAGAAAATTCATTAGAAGACGAAGATCATACTTGGGAAGAAGAAGATTTAG